AGGTCCTGACAAGCGATGGGGCAGGGTCGTCCGATCAGCTTCGCCAGCGTGTTAATTGGGAAATGGCACGCCGGATCGGTAAATCAACCGCCATCACCTATCAGTGCGAGGGCTGGCAACAGGTCCCGGGCGGGGATATCTGGCGCCCCGGGTTGCTGGTTGCCGTCGAAGATCAGAAAAACAAGATCGCCGAGGAAATGCTGATCGTTTCTGTCGGGCTGACGCTTGATGAAGACAAGGGCGGTTATCGCACCTCCCTGTCGGTCGAGCCGCCCGCCGCGTGGGTGCCCAAGCCGATCTTTGCAAAGGCTGATGGTGATGCGCAATACGCGGCCCTTCGTCGCGCTGTAAGGGGGTAGGGCAATGTCAGATGGCTTGTTTCAGCGTCTCTCGCGTCGCGTGGAAAATATGATCTTCCGGGCAGTGGTTCGTTACGCCAAGTCGACCAGTCAGGGCGGGGCAATTTCCGCGCAATTGGCGGGGCGTTCAGGCGATACGCTCGATGGTGTTGTGGTGTTTGAGGGGTATGGTTTTAGCCATATTCCGCTTCCGGTTGATGCCAATGGGCGCGGCGCTGAAACCATTGTGTTTCAGTTGGAACGAAACCTTGCGGTTGCGATCCCGCCCATGGACCGCCGCCATCGGGCGAAGTCCGGGGCTGTAATTCCGGGTGAGGTCAGTATCTATGATGATCAGGGACAGCGGATAACACTGAAACGCGGCAAAAAAATCGTCATTGACGGGGCGGATTTCCTTGATGCGCTGATTGCGACAAAGGTGCTGGTCAATTGCCCGGATGTTGAATTCACCGGCAATGTAAAGATCGGCGGCAACCTTGAGGTGGTCGGTCAAGCTACCGTTGGCGGCGATATCACCGATCAGGCGGGGTCTGGCAACACGCGAACCGTTGCCGGTATGCGTGAAGTCTATAACGGCCATGAACACCCTGAAAACGATAATAACGGCCCTACCGACCCGCCAAATCAGGGGATGTAAGAATGTCGAATTTATACACCGACATGGCGCTCCGCTATGACGCGGAACGTCGCCGGTTTGATCTGTCCTTGATTGGCGGTCAAATGCCGTCGCTCCAGACAGATCATGGATTGGAGACGGCGGTAACCGCGTCGCTTTTTACGGACCGGCGCGCGCGCGAGGATGATGCTTTGCCCGATGGGTCTGATCGCCGGGGCTTTTGGGGGGAGGCTTGGCCCGCCGTTGGTGGGGTCAGGATGGGCTCGCGCCTGTGGCTTCTGGATCGCGAGATCATCACAAGCGAAACGGTCGCGCGTGTGCGCGAATACGGGACGGAGGCCTTGCAATGGCTGACGCAATTAGGTGTAGCGCAGTCCGCGACGTTTGACGCGGTTCGCGATCGCGCGGCGGGGCGTTGGGTGATTTCAGGTCATGCGCTCATAAAGCGGCCCGCCGGGCAGATTTTCGAGCGGCGTTTTGCTGACCTTTGGGATTGGATGGATCGAAATTCATGAGCAAGTTGACCGGGTTTGATGTTCCGACCTTTGAAGCCCTGCGCGGTCAGTCCGGGGCACATTACGAGGCGCGACTGGGGCAGGGTGTGACGCTCGGTCAGGGGCCGATTGCGGTTATGCCCTATATCGACGGCATGCTCGCAAATGGTGCATATGGTTACCTTGATCATACCGCCTCACAGACGATGGTTCTATGGGCGGTTGGTGACAATCTTGACGGTCACGGCTTTACATATGATGTGAAGCGCATCCCGGCTTCGCGTGCGAGCGGTGCGATCGCTTTTTCTGGCGTGGCCGGGGCGGGTATTGACGCCAATCAGGTGCTTCGGGATTCGGCTGGTGTCGAGTTCAAGGTGATTGCCGGTGTGGTTCTGGATGAAGTCGGTCAGGCGGTCGCCAATGTAAAGGCTTCTGTCCCGGGCGCATCGGGAAACCTTGCCGCTGGCACAAGCCTTACGCTGACGTCGCCGGTTGATGGTGTCGACCCGGTCGCAATTGTCGAGGCAGGTGGTTTCGCGGGTGGTGCGGACAAGGAGAAGGACGGTCGCCCGGGTATTGCCGAGCACTATCGTGGGCGAATTCTCGACGAAATAGCCCAGCCGCCGCATGGTGGCAGTCAGAGTGATTATGAGAAATGGGCGAAGGAAGTCCCCGGTGTAACCCGTGTTTGGGTAACGCGCCGCGAAATGGGCATGGGGACGGTCACGGTTCGCTTCATGATGGATGTTTTGCGCGCATCCAATGGGGGCATTCCGACTGCGGCGGATGTGGCGCTGGTGCAATCCTACATTGATGCGCGGCGTCCATTGAATGCCGATGTGTATGTTGTGGCACCTATTCCCAAAGCGCTGGGTATTACAATAACGGGTCTTAACCCCGATACGCCAGCGGTTCGGTCCTCGATCAACGCCGAACTTGGCGACATGCTTTATCGGCGGGGTGAGCCGGGGGTGACCTTGAGCCGAAGCTGGATCACCGAGGCAATTGCAGTTGCTGCCGGTGAAAGCCGCCACAAGGTTACAGTGCCAGCCGATGATGTTGAACATACGGTCGGGCAGATTCCGGTCCTCGGGGTGGTCAATTATGCTTGATGAACGGCTTGACGCCTATGTGGACATTGTTGCGTCTGCCATGCCGCCCGGTGCGGCGTGGCAGGGGTTTCGTGATTATGACGGGGTTGGCCGGGATTTCCTGCGTGCCAAGTGTTCGACATGGGTTGAAGTTGATCTGGCCGCTGACCGCTTGGTCATTGAAAGCCAGCCTGCGCGCGCCATCGAAATGCTGGCAGATCACGAAACGCAGGTCGGCCTGCCCGATTGTTGTTTTCAAACGGCAGGTTTGCCGATTGAGGATCGTCGCGCGGCGGTTCTGACACGCTATCGGGCGCGTGGGGGGCAACGGCCCGGGTACTTTATCGGGCTTGCCGAAACCCTCGGATATCAGACCGCAATTGTCGAATATCGTCCGTTCATGGTTGGCATAAGCCAGGTGGGCGGTGCGAACACATCTGGCAACGATGACAGCGTTCGTTATGACATGCTCGGCGCGACTGCTGATATGCGGGCGTGGTGGCGCATGCGGGTGCTGGGTCCGCGCGTGACGTGGTTCCGGGTGGGTGTCTCGACATTGGGGCAGGACCCGCTTGCGCGAATATCGCGAGCCGAAGATTTGGAATGTCTCTTGGGTCGGTACATGCCGGCCCAATCTTTTTTGACCATGGCTTATGAAGGTGAGTGATGCAGTATCAGCCGCCAGTGAATGGTAATCTTTCTGATCCGGACCGTCCTTATGTCAATCCGCAGCCTGAAAACGGCATTGAAGGATCAATCCCGCCTGCGGAATCAATCGAACATTCGATGCGCGAGATCGTCAACACGATCAACTATTACCTCGGCACGGTTGAAAATCCGCTACCGGCGACCGAGGCAGACCTTCAGCAGTTGCGCAAGGCGATCCAGCAGGCGGTCACGGATGGCACGAGCGATGCCTTGCGTCGCACTGTATCGGCGACCCTTGGTGCTGGTTTCTGGACCACGCCGGTCGCGGCAACGGTTGCTGCCGGTGATGTGTCGTTCGATCCGGCCCTTGGCAACCGCTTCACCCTGACCGCGACCGAGGCCCTGACGATCACGCCCCCGGACCCGATGCCTGCCGGTGGATCGGCGCGGCTGGAACTGACAATGGATGCCATCGGCAATCACGGGATTGCGTGGGGCCCGGAATTCCGCATCAACAACGGTGCGATCAGCAGTGAGCCGAACGCGGTCAACCTGATCCATATGGAATTTTCCGGTGCCGTGATTGACGTGCATATCACCCAGCGGGCGGAGGCGTGATCAATGTCGATCCTTTTTGACAACCCGCCGCCTGCCATCGGCTGTGGCGATCCCGGCGATCCGATTGATTTTGCCTGCCTGTTTAATGCTTCATCGGCGACACCTGCCTATTTGCGTCGCGCGCCCGGCACCGCATCGCCGATCTATAAAATCGCAATTTCGGTGTGGGCCAAAACTGTTTCTGTCGGCGGTTCTGTCGGGCCGTTTCTCACCGCAGGGCTTTCCCCTGCCGCTTCACAATGGGTCATGTCAAACAACATCGGGCGGGGTGATGGCGGCACCACCAATACAGCATCAATTGCACCATCGCATCGTGACCCGGCAGGTTGGGGCCACTACCTGATCAAGGCGAACGTAACGCCTGGAACCGCACTTGCTGACCGTGCAGCTTTCACGGCGAACGGGGTCACATTCACTCTCGCGTCGAACCTGATGGATGATGGCGTAGCATTGCGGCTTCTTGACCCGCAATACTGGCAGGCTATCGGCGCAAATTTGAATTCAAGCGGTTCCCTGATTGATGCGAACCAAAGCGTCTATGTCTCAGAGTTTATCGCGATTACGGGTGATGCTGTCGATGCCGTATCCGCTTCCGATTTCGGCTACTTCAATTCTGATGGGGATTGGGTGCCTAAAGCCTTTTACGGCAAGGGGCTTGGTGCGGCTGTTTATGGAGCCAACGGTTGCCACCTCGATTTCGGTGATGCGCTGGACCTTGGAAAAGACGTTTCTGGCAATGGCAACCATTTCACAGCCGTTGGCCTGACGGACGATAATCAGTTCACGGATACCCCGACGAACAATTTCGCCGTTGGCAACCCGCTGGATGCGCCCACGCCAGCCGGGAGGATTTTGTCGGAAGGTAACACAGCGTGGCAGCCCGCGCATAATCCGGGTGAAGGGCATATTGCCGCATCCATGCTAATCCCGGCTGGAAAATACTACTGGGAGGTTCTGGTCGAGACTGGCGCACCATTCTCACCCAGCACCATTGTTCCAGCTATCGGTTTCGCACATCGTTCTGTGGCTGTTAACGAAGCTAATGGGGCTGCCAATGGGCTTTTCCACTATCATTCTAATGGCAATCTTGTTGCCAATCCATGGGGCACCGACAGTGGGTATCCGTCGTGGACTGTTGATGATGTTGTCTCGGTTGCGATTGACCGGGAAACCGGGGATTGCTGGTTTGCCAAAAACGGGGTCTGGATTTCCGGTGATCCGGTGGCTGGTACCGATCCGGCCTTTACCATCCCGGCAGACTGGCTTGACGGATTGCGGGCGTCTGTGCAGGACAGTTCGGCAAGCGGTGCGATCAAAGCAAAGGTCAATTTCGGTCAGTTCGCCTTTGACTATCCGGTGCCGGATGGCTTTCGGACGTTATCCACATCGGGTATGCCATGCCCGGCCATTCTGAACCCGGATGATTATGTCACCGTCCGCAAGGTCGGCGATACTACGCCCTTGCCGTGGAACCCGCTGGTTCATAAAACCCTGATGACGGTTAAGGACCGTGACAGCACCGCAAGTTGGCGGGCCTGCGATACCTTGTTGGGCGATGGCAAGGCGTGGGCACCGGACGTTTCCGGGTTGGAAATCAGCGAGGGTTCAAACGGTGTCACATGGACGCCAACCGGGCCGACATTCGGGGCCGCAGCCGAGTATGCGGGCAACCGCATTGCGACCTTCTGGCGGGCCAGCCCGAAAGCCGGGTTTGATTTCGTGGACGTCATTTCAGATGCGGGCGGTGCGCCGACTAGCTTCACACACCTTGCCGGTGGTTTGATTGACCGTGCATGGGTTGTGCCTTTGGATGGTGGGCCTGTTCGTGTTTTCCATCGTGCCGCCCTTGGTTCCGATAAATATCTGATCCTGTCATCCGATGGGGCTGCGCAAACGAGCGTGGGGTGGTTCGGCTCCGATGCCGCGAGTGCCACCGTCAAGTTTCCGACCAATGGCGCACGCTACCGTGTTTACCTATGGCGGGCTGTAGCACAGTTCTCGGCCTTCCCTGCACATGTCGGCAACGGCAACCCGAATGGCAAGTTCATCCCGCTCGATTTCTTGCCACGCTTTGCCGAAATCAAAAACACAGCAGGTACGTATCACTGGAATATACGCACTACCGATCAGAACCCCGGCAACCCGGTGGATATCCAATTGGCGTGGTCTTCCAGTGCGACGGAAACACCGCCCGGTAGTGGCTTTCAAGACTTCGTTTCGAACGGCATCACGATCCGTAATACCGAGGGCACGGAAAACCTCAACGGGGTTCTGTATGCGAATGCAATCTTTGCGCAAACCCCCGGCAAATTCGCGCGTGCGCGATAATTCAGGAGACAGACCATGACTGCGCTTTATGCGATTTGTGACGATCAGTGGGCTTTGGTCCGCACGGCCAGCAGCCCGATGGGGCTTAGGGCCGAGACCGGCAAAACCTATTCCAATGCCGCCTTGGCATCGGTCGAGGATTTGCGGGAGAACTTCGTGCTGGTGATTGATCAGGGCACCAAGACCGATCAAGAATGGCAGACGGTTATCGGTAATCCGGCTGTCGTGATCGATGGCGATCCGGAAGAACCGGAAACCATGACGGCGACGCTGCAATACACCACGCAGCCGATCAGCCTTGAGGCAGCGAAGGCGAAGCTGAAAGAGCGGGCCAAGAATTGCAAATTTGAACGCATGGATGCTGGTGTCGAGTTCGAGCTTGGTGGCACGACATACATTGCCCAGACCGACAGTGAAAGCCGGTCGCTCCTGATGGCCGTTTACTTCAATGCTCTTGCGGGTGGCCTGCCTGACGGACGCAATTGGCGGTTCCGCGACAATTCCTATCCGCTTCTGACCAGTGCGGAAATTATTGCGTTGGGCGAAGCTGTCAACGTGATGGTTGCCGCCTGTTTCGACCAGCAGGCCGCGCATGATGCGGCGATTGATGCACTGCCCGATCTGGATGCCTGCAAGGGATACAATTGTTCCCTCGGGTATCCGGCGGGTCCTGCTATTCCTGAAACCGTAACGGAGTAATAGCCAATGATTTTGACCATGTTGGCGGTGCTAATGTCCGCCATTCTCTATCGCATGCCGCGCGGCGGCGGCTTGGGGGTGGGGAAATCCACCGAGGGGGCTTTGATCTGGGCCGGGGTGTCCGCTGGTATTTTCTGTGCGGCGCTTTCTGTTCCTTGGTGGTTCGCACCCATTGTGGCGGCGCTTCTGATGC